ATCAAGCGACGCAAACCACAGAAAAAAGCCTAAGTATGGCGGCAGGGATTGAAAAACCTGTATCTATTCCGGCAGAAGACCCAAGCGCTTCCAATACGTTCTTCGGACCTCAAGGCGTAAACAAATCTCGAAACGTTTTAAAGCAAGATATTACAAGCTGGACAAAAGCCGCTACGGAAGAACCGGCCGTCGAGCCTACTCCTGATGAAAAGCCAGTAGAAGAGCCTACGGCCTCCGCTGTCACAAAAGAAGGGGAAGAGTCTAGAGACCAAAGCGATCAAGTGAAGCAGGCCTATCAAGAAATCGTTCGACGGGAGAAAGAAATTCGTCTTCGTGAAAAGGCTACCGATGAAAAAATCCGAGGCTTAGAAGAGAGACTTAATTCGGTAACGACTCAAAATCAGCCTAAAAAAGATGCTTTGAAAGCTTTAGAAGAGGCGGGATTTTCTTATGAAGACGCGACTCGAGCCATTCTCCATCAAAAAGAAGGGGATATAAACAAATCTCCAGAAGTAGTCGCCCTTGAAAAACAATTAGCAGCGGTTCAAGAACGACTCGATAAACAAGATCAGACGTGGCAGCAAAGAGACGCTGAAAAGCAAATAAACGAATATAAATCAGGGATTAACAAACATATTGAAGATCAGGGGAATAAATACGAACTGATTAAAAGCTATGGTCAATCGATGACTGACGCAGTGTTTGAAACGGTTATCAAGACCAAAGAAGAAGAAGGCCGATCTATCACGGTTGACGAGGCGTGTATTTTAGTCGAAAATGAACTAGAGAAAAACTTAAAAAGTCAATTTGACAGTTTAAAAAATCTCGAAAAGACGAAAACATGGTTCGGAGAAAATCCGACAAGCCAAGCACCAAGTGAAAATTCTGCGGACTCACCCGCATCAAGAGCTGTTACAGAAGTTAAAGAAGCTCAAGGGTCAAGCGACACACCCACTCAAATAACAAACGATATGGCTCGACCTGATGGACTTCCGGTTAAACGGAAACTTTCCACAGAGGAGTCAAAAGCACAGGCGGCGAGTTTGATTAAGTGGACTAGTTAAGATCCATGTAAATCTTCGCGTCTGATAATTATTCACGGAGGTTGCTATGGCATCTTTAGATATGACCAGCTTTGACGCTGCGTTAGCTTAGACAAGGTGCTGAAAAACTTTAGATGATTATCTACTTTGTAAAAAAAGATTCTGAAACGGTCTATATTGGCCAAACATGCCAAACCCTTGCTAATCGCAAGGGAAAGCATTTTTCAGAAGCTAGAAAAGGAAGAGGTTCTGTTTTCGGTGCTGGCATACGCAAGCATGGGGAAGAGGCTTTTACCTTTGAAATTTTTAAGGAAGTAGAAAATCAAATCGAGTGCTGTGAATTAGAAAAACATCTCATTGGAACTCTTAACCCTAGATATAACATGCAAGAAGGCGGGAAACTGTCGTTCACCGCATGGAATAAGGGAAAGAAACTGTCGAAGAAGATTTGTAAGAATCTATCTAAGGCGGCCAAGACTCGAAAGAGAACGAAACGTGGGAAGTATTCTAAAGAACACGCCGATAAAATAGGCCAAGCATCTTTAAAAAGCTCTGAAAAGCCTTTTAAATGCTTGAACAACGGAATGATCTATTTAAATAAAGTAACAGCGGGAAAGAATCTTGGTATTGATCCAAGAGGAATTACAGCCGTTCTTTGTAATAGTCACCGAGCTAAGTCCTATAAAGGTTTTCAGTTTCATTATGTTTTAGCGCAGGATAAATTTTCTCTAATTGACTTGGACACCCGGAAGCGGGCGACAGGGCGGAAGGCGAATAGCCACCGTGAACGACTGAATGAGAAAAACCCTTTCGAGGGTGTGCGACAGTCTGGGCTTCGCGTATAACAGCAAAAGGCGAAGAAGTGGAAGCTTAAGGCCCCACGGTAACAGGACGTAAAACAACATTACACGAGAGATCGTGTAGAAAATATGGTTTATAAGAATAACCCTTTGGTTGCTCTTATGCCAAAAATGGAACGATTCGGCGGAAAGAATCTTCCTATTCCAATTATTTACGGGAACCCTTCTGGACGTTCTGCGAATTTCGCAAACGCTCAGTCTAACAAAAACCCTTCTCAAATTACGGACTTCGTTCTTACTAGAGATCATGACTACGGTCTGGCTTCTATTGATAACGAAACGCTTTTGGCGTCTCAAGGAGACTCAGAAGCTTTCATCGAAGCCGCGACTACGGAAATCAACGGAACTATGCAAGCGGTTACGCGTTCATTGGCTAAAGCTGCTTATCGAAGCGGTACTGGTACAATCGGACGGGTTGGAAACTCGGCATTTAGTACCACAGCTTTAACTCTGGTTGATTCTAGTGACGTTGTTAACTTTGAAGTGAACATGGTCTTGGTTGTTTCTCCTGATGAAGTAGCTGCTAACCAAAGAACTGGAACTGTGACAATTTCTGCAGTTGATCGACGGGCTGGAACTCTAACGACTTCTGCAGACTTAGATGCAGGAATCTCAGCAATTGCTCAAAATGACTATATCGCGGTTCAAGGTGACTTAGCCGAAGGTCTTGTCAAAGGTTTGGACGCTTGGCTTCCTTCCACTGTAACTTCTACAGCTTTCTTCGGTGTAGACCGAACAGCGGATGCTTCTCGACTTGCGGGTCAGTATGAAGATCTTTCAGCTCTTCCAATTGAAGAAGCTTTAGTTGAAGGCCAGTCTCAAATTGAGCAAGAAGGCGGAAATCCTGACTATTGTTTCATGGATTTCAAAAACGTTGCGAACCTTAAGAAGGCTCTTGGCGCAAAAGTAACCTATCAGCAAGTAGATGCTAAAACCTCAGAAGCAAAAGTAGGTTTTCGAGGCATCTTGGTTGACGGAAACTCCGCTCCAATGGTTGTTCTAGGGGATCAAAATGCTCCTCATAACAATATGTACCAATTGACTATGGAGTCCGGTGCAGAAGATATTTGGAAACTTTACTCTCTTGGAATGGCTCCCATGATCTTAGACTCTGACGGTCTTAAGATGCTTCGGGAATCATCAGAAGATGGCGTCGAGCTTCGCGTAGGTTACTATGCGCAGATCGGTTGTCGCGCTCCTGGATGGTCCGGTAAATTCAAGATCAACTAATATAAATTGAGAAACGGGGGGCTTCGTCCCCCCAAACTCATAAGGAGCTTTTCATGGCAAATAGAAATTTTAATCCAGTTCAAGCCTTAGATAAGGAAGTGAAGCATTTATATGCCAACATTTCTATAGGCGCTTCAGGAGCCCCCACGTTGAATGCCGCTTTAGGTATTGCAAGCGTTGCACGGGATGCTGCTGGCGACTACACGCTAACGCTTGCTGATAAATACAATAAACTTTTAATGTTCAAGGGACAAATCCTAGACGCTGCTTCGGAAGACATTGTCGTTCAACCAGCGGTTGATGCGGTTGCTTCTGGTCCGTCCGTTAGTTTTTTTACTAATACGGCGGCAACGGCAACCGATCCTAGCAATGGCTCGACTTTATTGATTGAGCTTGTCCTTAGAAACTCTTCCGTTGGTCCAGCATAAGGAGACTTTCTTATGTTAATGATGAACAAAAGAGATCCAAAGAAATTAGCCTCAATAATTATTGAGTTAGGCGAAGGCGAAAGTCATCAACCTGACGAGATTAATCCGGCTGCAATGATGGCGGCGGAAGCTGCTATGGAAGCGATATCTAAAAAGGACGTAAGAACTTTTCTTATGGCTTTGAAGGATGCGCTTGAGCTTGTAGAGGATAAAGAGTGAATTTATCTTCTACGTCGAGGATAATTACACAGCGTTGTTGATGTGTGAGGATAGTGGGGGGTTAAAAACCCCCATTATTCTGTAAGGAGTTTTAAATGGGAGTAGAAGTTACTCTTTCCGAATTAAAGACAAGATCCCGTGAAAGAGCGGACATGGAAAATTCCACGTTCATCTCAGACTCCGAACTTCGATCTTATATCAACAAAGGATACGCCAGCTATTACGATATGATTGTGAAGGCGTACGGAGAAGACTACTTCTCTAAGAATCAGACGATTACAACTCTTAGCGATACTGAGAGTTATTCTTTAAATTCAGACTTCTACAAGATCCTTTTAGTAGAAGTGAAGATTTCAACGAATCGATACTCCCCCATTAAGCCGTTTGAATTTACGGACCT